CCTCCATAATGGAGGCTCTCACGAGTCGCATCGTCCAATTTTGGGCCCCTGGACTAATGGCAGTGAATCATTGGCCGTACGTGTAAGAACCCAAGTGCTGGTAGAACCGGATGGAAACATCCTGTGGTACCACCCTCCTGGGACCCTTGTAGCCACAGTTACTAAAGGTATTACTAAAAATACCAATAATAGCTGTTCTGATGTTGGTGATGGAGATTTCCATACCATCAACCCTTTTACTCTCGTAAAAGAGGAGTGGGGTTCAATGGAGCACCTTAACGGTACTCTTGAGAACGCTACTGATCAGAAGATCTTTACGAACTGGATACCTAGGGCTTACTCGCTTCCGCCAAATGATCTTAGTATCACTGGTATTCCGTCTGACAATAGTTCGGTAACAACTGCTGCTGCCAGGAGTAATCCTGGTCGCATCCAGATGCACCTTCCTGTTGCCATCGCGGAACTCAGGGATATCCCTCACATGATCAAACAGGGTGGTGATCTACTACGCAGATTTTTATCTTCTAATAGGTCCGCAGCCGCTGTCTCGAGTTATTTAGGAGGCTTAGCCTCTGCTCGGGACGGAGCTGGAATCTATTTAGGATATCAATTCGGTATTAGACCTATCATCTCTGATGTTCAGAAGATGCTGCAGTTTACTCAATTAGTTGACCGAAGGGTCAACGAACTTGAGCGTCTCTACAGCAACGGAGGGCTGCGCCGACGCGTTAACGTGTTCACTGGTACGGACAGTTCTTCAGCTATTGATAATATCAATACTGACCTGGCCGTTGTGATTCAGGCTCGTAAGACCCTGACCACTACAGTAAAGAAATGGGCAACCTTACATTGGAAGCCGACTGCTTTACCAACCATTGTTCACGGTGAGGCCTTAAGACGTCGTGCGTGGTCCCTGGTAACAGGGACTAGCGGCGACGGACACCAGATAATTACCGAGGCCTGGGAAGCTTTACCCTGGTCTTGGTTTATCGATTGGTTTGATAATGTAGGTAATTTCCTACAAGCTCATTCCAATGCGGTGCCGACAGCTATGGATAGGTGTAGTATTATGTACAACACCGAAACTATCTGTCAATGGTCTCGTCTCCCCGGTAATGACGTAATTACCGGAGGGAACGCATCGTTTACCAGATCTCGGAAAAACCGAATATCTGGTTCTCTTAGTCCACTACCTGTGGCTGACATTCCGTTTCTAAACGGAGGTCAGCTTTCGATCCTCTCAGCTCTATCCGTAGCCCGGTTTAGATGACTGGGCCATGGATAACTGGAAGGAAGCATAAGTCATGCTTGGAAGTACACTAGTGATAACTCTTGATGGTTCCGGTGGAACCGCCAAGACGCTACCATTGATCAACCAAGACGGGTACGGCGCCGAGTATTATCTCGACGAAGGACTCGTTACGTACCGAGCGAAAGTTCGGCACTCAAAGGATAGCGTTAAAGCCGGTACACAACCTTTTGAACGTCACTCTGTGACATTCACTAAGTTTGTGAAGCCGACTGCGTCTATCCCACTTGGTTCGCTTAGCGAAACGATTTTCACCACCCGGTTAGACCCGGCAACTGCCGTCCAAGCGGACGTCATTGACGTGTCTGAGGCCATGAGTTTTTACATGGTCAAGGCTGGTGGCATCGCCGCGAAGCTTCTCGGCTGGGAGTCGTAAGACCCCTAGCTGATTGATCCCCGAAAGGGAGTAAAACGTACAGGGATAGCATCCTGCACGGACTTCCTCGCTAGTCGATTGTTCAAACCCCTGTAGAGGAGTTCGGCAATGAAAAGCGATGAAACCGACTATATGCTAGGTCTGTATCAGGGTATCCTTTCGGATATCCTGAGTGACATACCCTCGCTTAGGGTAGAGTTAGACCGTGATTGGTCGCGACTCTGCTCTCTCGCGAACTCTCGAGGTCTACCGGTTTTCACGGTAGATCTCCCGGAACTGGGAAAACATCTTGATCGATGTCTATCAGTATCGGCCTTCACTACGTCTGGACTGGCGCTCTCGCGCCCGTTCAGGCATAGAGGTGTAATCCCAAGACTTTTCAAGGGGTTATACCTAAGGGTCTTTCGCGAGTCAGGTGAGCTTAGGCTCGATGTTGACGTACTCTCAATCAGGTATCTCCGTCAGCTGTGTAATACAGCTAAGAAGTACAGGAAGGAGTGTACAAATGAACTCGTCTTCAGAAGTGTCGACGAATTCTTCGCCATCGAACGTGCCATTAGATCCCCAACCCTTAATTGGGTCGGAGATCGACTTGGAACAGCATCACAAGAAGAAACTGTCGGATATAATCCTGCAGCTTCCCTCCATTTTGGAGAAACTTGTGGAACTGTTGCCTCTCCTAATCTCGATCTCTTCGATCTTGAACAGGAAGAAGCCACCCACCGAGTGAGGTTAATGTGTGATGTTCTGCAATCGACCGCAGATATCATCTCATCAACTCTTGGGGTCTTTAAGCCCCACACTTGGAGGACTAAGCATGGACCTGGTGCAGTATCTGATCGGATCGGGACGAGTAAGTACTCGTTTCCTACTTGGCCAGATAAGCTTGAGTATTTGTTCCCTCTCGCCGATTTTGCTTTCGCAAACTTCGGACGATGGGCCGAATACTTGGATGATCGAAGTTGTCGTGACGGAAGGTTCTCCCGTCATGAGCATCCTTCAAAACTACTTGCTGTCCCAAAGACTCAACGTGGACCTAGGCTCATCGCCTCGGAACCCACGTCTCATCAATGGTGCCAACAAGCAGTTAAGGACTACTTTGACCATCGCATTCGAGCGACCCCCATTAGCAAGTCTATCTCTTTCCGAGATCAACGAGCTAATCAGGAGGCTGCAAGACAAGCTACCCAACGAACTGATGCTTGGACAATTGATTTGTCTTCTGCATCTGATCGTGTGTCCTGCTACGTTGTCGAGCGTTTCTTCAGACGTAACGTAAGTCTGTTGAATGCTCTACACTCGTGCAGAACACGATGGATTCAAAACTCCATCGGTGGTAAACGGAACCCAAGATATCTCATCTTGAATAAGTTTACTACAATGGGCTCTGCATGCACCTTTCCCGTTGAGACAATCTTGTTTACTGGTATTGCTGTCGCATCTCTCCTCTATACGAGGAAGATGAAACCGACAATACGCAATATCAAGATTGCCTCTAGGGAGGTCCGCGTTTTTGGAGACGATATTATTGTCCCCAAGGACGTAGGGTCTGCCACGCTGGAATTACTAGACCACCTTGGCTTTAAGGTGAATCCGCACAAGACATTCGGTATTGGAAAATTCCGAGAGTCGTGTGGACTTGACGTCTATTCGGGGATTGACGTTACCCCGATTTATGTCATGTCTATTCCAGATCAGGCCAAACCTGAGTCCGTGGTGTCTGCCGTTGAGACTAGGAATAACTTTTACAAGTCTTTCTATTCTCATTCAGCTAGATACCTAGAATCGAAGGTACCTAAGCGGTATTTTATCGCTAAGGTTCCACTCGGCTCAGGTACCTTTGGTTACGTCACTGAAGATACTACTGAGTTAAGGGCCCAACGCTTTCGCGTTTGTCCCTTGACTCAAATTCTTCAGGTCTTCGCTCACATCCCTGTTGGGAAGTGTAAGAAGACAGACGACCACGGTAGCTCGATGCTCCTTCAGTATTTCACTGAAAGGCCATCTCCAGAAACTTTCTGGAAGGGTGGAGTCGCATCGAGACCTCTTCTTAAGCTAAGGAAGAGGTGGGTTGGGTTCCAGGGGACCCCTGCGTAGAGATACGTAGGGGCCTGGTTCCGCAGTTTAACTTTTATTGTTAAACCGTAG